AGCGCATCTGAAGCATCCTTATATGCTTCCAGTCGTGCGATCTTCGTCTTGCCAGGTGGTAGTACCCCTGCTGCTTCCTCCGCCGCCTTACGGCCTGCATCGTCATTGTCGAAGAACAGGACAATCTCCGCATAACCCTGGAGCCATGGGATAGCCCTTTGAATCGACTTCCTTGCCGAAGCGGCACCGCTAGGTAGAGATACCATCGGCCACCCCGGCATAGCTTCCTGACAACTAGCCGCATCGAGTTCTCCTTCAGTGATGACAACTCGTTTTCCAGTGGCTGGAAATAGGTGTTGCCCAAAGAGGCAGGTAGGGGACGTTCCTTCATAGGTGAAGATCTTGTTCTTGGTTTTGATCTTGGCACCCTGCAAGACACCAGATTCATCGAAGTAATGGAAACGCAATACGTCCCCATCATGATAAATCTTGTACTGCTGGCAAACCTTTTCACTGATACCCCGTTTCTTTAGGGGAGCAGCTGATCCTTTTAACATGACTTTGGTGGCGTCATAACGACGTGATTCTACAGCACCTTCGCCTGGTGACCAAGTGTTGCAGGAGAAACAAAAGCTGTGTCCATCGGAGTACAAAGAGTTTGCATCTGATGAGCCACAGCTCGGGCATGGTTCGTGTCTTACGAACTCTGAGTCGTCAGCCATTCGACTGGGATGGAGTGGTATGCACACCATTTGATGGAGTGCTTGTCGCACCACGCAGCATACGTGGTTTTGGATCGTTTTTCAATCCTGTTGAACGGCGCTTGAAAGACCATCCGTATGTCCAGCTCAGGGTGAGCCTTGATTACAGCTAGCATCTTGCGCCGATCTTCAGGAGTGAACTGACCCTTGGTTTCAAGGATGATCCCTGATGGGAGGATGAAATCTGGAGTGTAGTTGCATTCAAGAACGTATGGAAGCTTCTGTGCTTCGTATTTAAAGCCTACGCCCAGGTCATCCAGAAGAGCTGCAACCTTCTTCTCTAGACCTGAACGGAACTTCATTCGTCGATTGCCTTCTCTACAATCTCTTCAACGATCTCAGACACAGCACGACGGATCTCATATTTGAAATCAGATCGGTCAGCCTTGTACCGAGTAACGGTGATGGGAGGTAGAGCAATGGTGAAGGTGGCTTCGTAAAGACCAAGCTCAGTGTTCTTGGAGATGTTGTAATCAGAAGTCATCGGTGTCGTCAATGGTGGTGGTGGTTACATTTGGTTCAGAAGTTTTAAAACCCTGTGTCTGGCCAAACAAAGCTGCCACTTCAGTTTGACCCATATCGCCAGTATCAATACCCGCAGCCCCATTAAGAGCGACGACTTGAATGCCAACAATTTTGAGCGACGTGCCATAGGTGACACCATCTTTGAGGATATAAGGTTTTTGTTTGAAAGCAAGCTTGACTTTGCTTCCTGAATAGAGTGGCGTATCTTCATTGGTTACTGGTGTTCCCTCAGTATCCACAATGGGAGGACGGTTTTCCTCATTCCAAGAGAACTTAACTTTGTATTGACCCTCAGTGACCTCTTCCCAAGGCTCAGGCTTGAGAACAGAACGCTTAGGGTTCTTCAACTTACTTTCAGCCCACTTAAGGGACTCGGTGCGGTCATCCTCCAAGATCTCAACCATCTTCTGGTCTACCAGTGCAGACAAGCTGTAGCCAAACTTACTTGGCTTCATAACTGCTTGGTAGCCCTCAAGGATGACGGGCTCTTGGGTGACGTGAATGGGTTGTGCCATCAACAAAAGAAATAGGTGGAAGCCAGAACGTTTTCGGGACGAAGGTCACCAATGATAGGTGGCTCCGTCTCTGCCCCGATCTGACGGGCAAAGTCTAGCAGGAAATCATGCTCCGCAAACAGGTGCATGTAGGTTTCCCTGACAATGACTGACAAACTGGTCATGTCTGTAGCACGACACAGTACTGAGTCATGGATCAATGCAATCGGTGCATCAAACCTAAGGGTAGCTAGATGGAGGAGACTTGAATCTAAAGAATGTATGAGATTAGGAGCTGTTGCATTCTTGTGATGCAGCAGGTCTACCTTGTCTCCATCCTCAGTAGCTACACGAATGTCAACACGACCCATTAATTGAAGTGTGACACGCTCAGTCAGCTTCTTCATTAGGCGTTGAGTGACAGTAAATCCAGAAGGAGTAGTCCACTGAATTTCTGTCTCACCACGCTTAATAGCTTTACCGACCTCAGACTCAATCCATGTCATAACGGCCATAGGACCAGGCACAATCTTGTGCATGGCATCCCTTACTGCATTAACTGTCGCTGTTAGATCTTCTTTAGAGATCTCGACACCTTTCTCTTTCAAAGCTTGACGAATGTAGCCTCGATTAGAAAAAGGTTTTGCATTGTAAGGAACAGTCATGACGGTCCTTTTGGTCACCTTCCTATCCATGTGCTCTTGAATAGACACAGGACAGTTAGGTTTAGCTACCTCAGCAATGACCTTGTATGCATCTTGTGGTCTATCACTTGGAGTGACATTCACTAAAGACGCAGTGGATTTATCTTTTGCCAACCCGGCCAGGATCTGGAGCCCTGAACAGGTGGCGTCTGTCGCCGTTGGTAATCCAGTGAACTGACGATCACATTGAATGACACAATGGTAGTACTCCTCACATGCTGCAAGAAACTGCCAAGGTTCATCAGCTGCTTCCCATTCACTGATAGTACCAATTGGATCTAAAGACACAGTAGTAATTAACTTGTGATTGTCTTTAACCCAATCAAGTCTCTCTTCAATGGGAGCTTTGTCTAGTCCATAGGTAGTAGCTACTTGGAAAGCTAACCAGTCCTCTGCTTCTGGTGTCATAAATGACTCCTCAGCAAATCTCAATAGACTCTTTCCAAAGTCAGTGTCTTGTGGAGTTAAGAAAGCAGGAATGGGATAAGCTCTTCCTCTATAGTCAAAAGACCACGGAATAAAGAACTGTTTCTCATTCCTGAATAAGTCCACAGCTTGCATTGTCATTCGAGTTCTGCATGACCTCTTGAATGAGGCTGCATTCTTGTTCATGACTTCTGCTGCCCTCCTTCGGTAGTCCTTACGACTAGCCTTGTTGTCAGCAATGTCTGCTGGTTTGGGAGGGAGTGGGATGTCCACAACAGGTAGGAACTTACCGACTCCAATTCCTCTCTCCATCAGATGGTCCGCTACTCCCACGATGAATGGGTTCAGCTTGAATGCCACCTTCTGGATCTTGTTCAGGAACTGGATGGGTTTTTCCCCCTGTATAGATCCCGCACCTCGTCGCACCATGTCATTGCCACGCATGACCTCGTTCAACAGGTAGCCTCCCTGCCTCTCGTTGGTCCAGTCGTTGGGCTCAATGAGCATTGGGTAGGCAATAGGGCTGAACAGCTCTGCCTTGCTGATGATGTCGTCCTTGATCTGAGCAAACTCAGGAGTAGGGATGATCACCTGTCTCTTTTTGGTCCCTTCATAAGACCAATGGGGCATGAACCAACCACTTGTCTCACAAATGCAATCAAGTAACCAGCAACCAAGCTTCACACGAATGGGACTGGACCACGTATTCCAAGAGATTACGTCGTCGAAGCGATTCATCATTGTTCTCACAATGACAAACTTCTGCTGTGTACCCGTCGTGTTGTGCCAGTAGTTCTTCTTGATGGTGTTCAAGAGACCTGGATACTCACGCTCGTAGTACTGCATCTGTGCCTCTTGCTCAATCGCTTGACCAATTGACTCAGCTACCTTGACAAGCAGGTTGCAACCGTCTTGCGTACCAAATACTTTGTCAAACGTAAGTTTCAAAGCAATGGCTGCAGCAATCCTTGTATCAATGGGATCAAGATACTCTTTGAGTTCCTTGAACATGACACCATTGGTACCACGATGGATGCGGTCCTTTGTCAGGTCAATGCGTTTGATCAGGTCAGGTAGTAAAGCATTGATGCTTGCACACCCATACACTGACGCACTGGCATACTCCTTGTTCTCAAGATCCTTCGTGTTCTTACGAAGCTTGTCAATACCAAGACGGATTGCTTCCCTCTCGAACTTGACCTGCCTATCAATCTCACTCGGTGTAGCCATCAGCCTCCTCAGGCTCACCCCACGCAAGGAACTCCGAGTACTCCTCGGGTGTCATGGCTTCGATCTCCTCCATTGTTTTGAAGGGATAGACAGTCACATCAAACTCAATCATCTTCATCTTTGGGGTGGTAGTTGTAACAAATGACCATGCCTGCTTCCGTGGCAACAACAACTTCAACGTCGTCGTTAGAACCAAGAAGCTTCTTCAATCTAGCGTCTGCTGCACTAGATCGCTTGTAGGCATACTCTTCAATTCTGCCTGTTCCGTGATTAGTTGCTCGCATCAGAACTTGACTGTTCTGACTGATCAGTTCCCACGGAAGAAGTTCCATTAGATCCTCGAACTCCAGAGGCTCGAACATCTCCACTGGAATGTCCTTCACTTTCTTCCACCTGTTGGGGAAGTATTTCTTTTGACTCATGAAGCTCCACATTTAAGAGTTTACAATCGAGAAGCTCAGATAGCTCTAAGGCTGACCAAGCGGCATCCTCAGGACTATCAGCTAAAAGGTACCACGTAGGTGGATCCCAGTCAAGTGTTGCCTTGTAGTTTTTGAAAAGCATAGGCTGCCTGTTCCGTAATAACGGGGAATGGACCACCCCACCCTAGCATACACAAACTATGTGCGCTACAATGGAGGTGTTGAATTCTAGCTGTTCCGTCATAACGGG